GGTGCGTATTGCGCTTCAATGATTTGTGGCTTACGCGAAAAGAGACCCATAGAGGGCAATTATACACTACATGTAGGTCATTCCGAGTATATAGCCGCTACCTGTTGTGGTTTGGTTAATTTCCAAACAATCATCGCAATACTGATGGGCGCTGAAATATCTCCGGCAGATTTGCGCTTAATGATTCTCCACGCTGAATCTGAAACTTTGGCAGCTACATTCTCAAACTGTTCAATAATATCCCTTTGCCCATTGTGAACCATTTTCTTCGACACAATTGCATCGAGCAAATCCCCACAAGCCTGATAGAAATTTTGAGAAGAACAATCTTCCACGATCTGTCCAGCATTGGACAATCGGTCTGCAATTGATTGGGTGGCATACTTGTCAAACATAATCGCCCTCGGGCGGTACAAATCGCACCAATTTTTTATGCCCACCGCAATATCGAGGTCGTTCACCGCTATCGGATCATCCCACTTCTGGATTATGCCTACCCCAATGCGACCATCAGGCAAAATCTGACCTGCGCATAATGTAGCCATTCTTTTCGAAGGTGAAACGTCAAAGCCAAATACTGTGTACGCACCTGGAGACATTTGCAAGTCATTGTCGCCGCATTCCTCAAGTGATCCGGGTGGGAAGGGAGATTGCAAGCTCGAAACCCACAAACAAAGTAATTCCGTCATGATTGCCTCATGACTAGAGGTTGAGAGGCTTTCCTCAATGGCTTCCCTCGAAACTCTAATTCCTAGCGCTGGATTGGCTTGAGCCACGCCATCCCAAAACTCTTTTGACTTCGTGTCAATCTTTAGCATGTTAGGAGCTGAATACTCGTAATAGCCAAATGTCTTAGGTGGATTCTCGCTAGCTCTTTCTTTGAGAGAATTAAGCGGTTCACTAAAAGCATCACCGGCATTGCTAGTCCAGAAGGTCTGACCATCAGTTGCTCTAGTTGTAGGAGTGATTGCAGTAAAAGCCTCTGTAGACCATTCGCGTAACTCATCGCCCCATGTAAAATAAGAAGTGCGTCCACGCGATCCATCTCTGGTCGCAGCGACCACATCTAAGCGACCACCGCCAAATTCAGGCAGTAGCTCGATGGACTCTGTTCCATTTGCATATCTGATGGCTTTAACCTGCGAATTGAGAAAATCGTTGCTCTCAATCAGATAACACATCTCCCGAAAGGAAACTAGCGCCATTGCTCGATTAGATGACGCAATCAGGACTCTAGGACTCTTAAACAGGAAAAGGTGCGCTAGGCACATGATCCGACCTAAATATGACTTTCCGGACTGGCGAGCAACCATGAGCAATCCGCTACGTCTCACAAATTTATCTTTGCTATCGACTGTAAAGAAATCTCGAACAATTAGTTCTTGCCAGGGCATTAAGGGCTCGCCTAGTTGCTTTGCAAACTCAACTACTTCATCGCCTCTAGTTTTGCCTTTGAGTAATGGCGTGTGAACCCTTGGTTTGGTTGCCCCTCGTAACCTTTTGACACCTTTGGTTGCCATCGGGTTAATTGTCCATTGGCTTGGCTGTAAATGGACTGTCTTCGACTGGCTTGGAGCGTTCCGGGGAGAGAAAGGACTGAAAGACAGGGGGGGTGTCCCTTTGTGCTAAAAAAACGCCCTGTGAGCGGCTGCCCTTTTTGCTGTTACACGACTTGCAAGCAATAACCATGTTGAGTAAATCCATGGACAGTTCAGGATGGTTCTTAATAGACAAGACGTGGTCAATAGTTAGGTCTTCGTTTGAACCACAATAGACACACACATGCCCATCTCTAACCAACACCTTGAGCCTAGCTCTGCGGTAAGCCTTGGTATTTCGAGGATCACCCTTCTTGCTACTCAATGCCATCCTCTATTCTTCCAATGATTCCATGCCTTGCATGTATCACCATCATACCTGTGGTCAATGTACTTAAGTCCTAAGTGTATCTGTTCAATAGCACTAATATCTTTAGCAATGGGATTCTTTAGCTGTAATAGTCCATAGGTATAACTCTTAGTAGGACTTGATAGATTGCCTATTGCTTGTGCATTCCAAGCACTCTCTTTACCTATAAGTCTTGATAGGCATGTAGCTTGTTTTTTATTCATTGTAGAACGTACATAAGTCTTTGGATCAATTGCTTCTATTGAGCCACTAGATGCGTGACCCATGGGTAAGCATAGAGCTCCCACTAATCCGAATGCTACCCCCAGCGCTACCCGCTTCAGCGGCGCTGTGTGAGCCCCTTTAAGGGCTCTAGCCTGTAGGATATCATGCCTGTCAAATATGTGGATAACTCCCGCGTTGAATGCGTGTCGCACCCTACTTATCCACAGGTGTGCATAACTATTTATCTGTTGAATAAAACCCATTAGATTTGAAATGAACCGGAACACTTGAATACACCTTTCGCATGGGTTCACTACAGAATGGGCATTCAATTCCGTCTTGAACCTTTGACATGGATAATTCTTTCTCTATTCTCGCATCAGCTTCGCAATCCTCGTTGTCGCATTGGAACTCATAAATCGGCATTAGAACATGTCCTGCATGGGACTTCCTTTAACTTCCACGATCCACATGATGTGCAACGTTCAGGTTCTAATTGTACTGAATCTTTATGAATATCGCCGTAACCGGCTCTAAGTAATAACTCAACCAAGTCACCAAACCGCATGAATGCTAAATATTCAGGCACGACTTCCTGCTTATCAGATTGTCCATTCATGCGGCACACCACGAACGGAAGTTCATTGTGAACCGCGGCTCTTTTGGCGGCTTGTTTGAGCCATTCTCTCGGAGCGAAGGTGCTGCGACTCTTTACTTCGCAGTCAAAGGGTACGTTTACAACATCCTTGCCGTTCCCTCGCTGCACCGCAGCTCCACCCCACCATTGCGACAGGAATAACGCAACGCTTCTCTCTGTGGCGTAACCGCGGTGCTTCCGACTCTGACTAGGCATCGATTAGGTCATGCCTTGCCAGCAGAGTTAATTGTGCTACATTTTTCGCAGACCCATTCATGCTTTAGGTAACGTTGTCTAATCTGCTTTGCATTTGGGAACTGATTACATAACTGGCAAAGCAACTTGTAACCCAATTCTTCTAAGAGCTCTGCGTTAGCCCTTAGATTGGCTTCTTGTTCCGGTGTTGGGAATATCTCCCATTCGCCGTCTTGATTTAAGAATTGCAAGTGTCCCATTATCTTTGCACCTGTGGCTTCCATTGCCCGGTCTCTTTGTCAATCTCATACCAAATAGGATCACATCGTTGTGCATCGCCTAGAATTTGAGCAACGCACTTCCAATGACCCCATTGACCGCCTGTCTTTTTATTGCCTGTCTTCCATACTCTCGCCCCATGAATACAACTCTCGTCCGGCGCTGTGCCACCAAGTGATGATTTCACCATCTCGACTGCATTCTCTAAAGTTTGAGCTTGCGGTGCTTCCCAAGTTGTCCATGGATCATCTGCCTTTGCTACTGGTATGTATTCGCTAGATGTTTCTGCCATCTTAGCCTTTACCTTATCTAGTTCAGCCTTTACTTTAGATTGTTCTTGAACTTTCGCCATTTCTTCTCGACTTGCTCGCTTTGATGGGTCTCCTTTAGGGCTGTAACCCGCGTTTGCAAGGCTGCGCGCCAAAGCCGAAGTTTCCGCGTTCTCAAGAGCAGAAGTAGCATTGACTCCACGACCCGAAACCGTTTCTTCTGCGAGCCCAGAAGCCCAAGGGTGTTGATCAGCTTCAGTTCTATAAATAAAAGCCTGAACGATAAAGCGAGTAGGACTCGCCTCAATAAGTTTTGTGTCAATTCTTCCATCTGGATGTTCCTTCCAAAAGAGTTCTAGTCTTTCTGCACATGTCTGATATTCCGCTAAATTAAACATAGAGTTCATTCTCCTCTGTGGCCAGTTGGCCGCCTAATGCTCCGTATGAGCAAAGATCGACCCAGTTGTCGATGTGCTGCGCTGATTGATTAGTTCTTGCAAGTTTGACCAAGACCATGATCCCTGCAACTTGGTAGTCGTGTATTGGTGTTTGTAAGTATGCACTGAGGAGCATCGCGGTGTGTTGCAAGTTATCCGCAGGGTGACCGTATGAAAGACCACGGTCGCGGATCGTGTCGGTTGCTGTGAGGAGGATTTCATTAGCTTGCATCTTGAGCAACTCGCTGATAGTTCTTGCCTACTAGTACGCCCTCGCGCTTGCCTTCGTTAAAGCCCTGAGACCAGCCCACTACATACCACAGCGCATTAGCTGCTAA